AAGACTGCTTTTGCGTTGTCGGCAAAAGTCAAAGAGTCGGCTGAAGAGTCCCAAACTACGTTGTAGCTTGCGCCGGTCAGGGTTAGGTCATCGCCTGAAGACATGGTGAGGCCAGTACCGCCCGAGGTATTCCCCGCAACCAACACCTCAGCCAACGTATCAGTCACACCGGGATCAACCCCAGCCATCGCGTCAACTACCGCAGCAGTAGCGCCTGCGCCATCCAGATAAACCACGGCGGTCTTGCCTGCCGCAATCGTCACATTTGCGCCAGAGCCTTGAGAGATCGCAATCGACTGAGAACCTGTGGTCGCGTTCTCGATGAACATCACGCGGCTTACAGTATTAGGTGCGATGGTCAGCGTCCTAGTTGCCGTTAAACTGCCTGCGGATGTGACCTTAAAATACATTGCGCGAGCTGGATCAGAAACACCATCTCCAATCGTGGTTGTCGCGTCAGCGTCCGAGCTAAAAGACTGTTCAGTACCGTAACCTAGCGCCTCACCGATTAATTCTAGGTTAGTATTTGTGGTTGTTCCCCAAGTGCCGCTTCCTTCTCCAGTGGCCAACTCCGACAATCGGAGGTCATTAACGTAGGTAACCATTTGATTTTCCTCGAGTTTTTAGGCAGCGTCCCGCCCAGCTTTAATCTCTTCATACCCTGCTGACTGGCTGGTATCAATGGTCGAGTAGCCGGGCGATTGTGTTGTATTAATTGAATTGTAGTTCGGGTCTTGGTTCGTGTCTATCTCTCCCCATACCAGAATATCCCCTACACTTGCAACCATTGAAACGCCAACAAGCTCGACAACCGAGCCTGCGACTGTAGTAACGGCCCCAACAGAGGAGTTTATCTGTTGTCCGTCAACATAAACATAGTTAACCGTTCGCACGGTAGCCGTGCCAATCGCGGAGGTGATCGCTTGTCCCGTGAGGGTCAGGTTTGCCTTACCTGTGACGGTGGGAGCACCAACGCCTGTGGTAATGGCTTGCCCTGTCAGCTCTACAATAGCCCGAGCGACAACTTGAATCGAGCCAATTCCCGATGTGATGGCCTGACCAGATACCGAGACGTTAGCCTCAGCGTCAATCGATGGAGATCCTAGCGCGGACGTAATGGCCTGACCTGTCAGGGTGACGTTGGCCTCAGCGTCCGTAGTGACCGCGCCAACGCCCGATGTGATGGCTAAGCCAGTTAGCGGAACATTTGCCTCACCGTCGACGGTAGCGGTGCCCACGGCAGCAGTCGCCTGCTGTCCATCAGGCGTTACATCAATAAAGAGCGGAGTGCCCCAAGCACCCAGCCCCCATGTACCGCGACCCCAGCCTTCTTGAGACATCAGTCAGTCAGCTTGTCTTTTGCATCTTTCAGACGCTGCACCGCAGTGTGCATGATGTCGCGCACAGCGTCTGTCATAAAGTCTGTCGCAAGAGAGGCCTCCATCGTCTGGATGGCCTCCTGAATATCTTCTAACGCCGTCATATTGATCTCCAATCAAGCGACTATCATAGAACTTACGCGGCGCTAGGGATACCCTGATACTTCCGATTGAGTATGCGCTGCACCTTCGAGTGCGTCAGCGGGGGAATGCTGTGTAAGCTATTGACCTGCTTTGCGATCTTTCGCGGCCCAAGGCCTCGACCGTGGAGCCTGTAGATCGTCTTGAGCACCGCCTGCTCTTCAGGGATCTCGACAAGCTTCTTGCGAGTCTTGCTGCCAGTCTTGACCTCTTCATGACGAAAGCCATAGGGAGCAGATCCGCCAATCGCGTAGCCGCGTGAGGCCCAGTCAAGCTTACCCGCCGCAAATCGATCCTTGATTGTCGCATGCTCGATCTCAGCAACCGCCGACAATACCATTAGCATAATCTGATTTGCCATAGAGTTCATGTCAAATTTAGCATCGAGACCCTTAGACCTGCTTGCGTCAGGATAAACGATCGGCATTTCACCAAACTGCTCGCAGAAGTAAAGGGTGATGCCGATGTCCTGCAAAACGGGAATCATACCAAGAAGGTCAGAGCTTGATCGGCTGAGTCGGTCAAGGCGGGTGCAGACGACAACGTCATGCTCGTCGATCACGTCAGTCATCTCGCGGCTTGCGGGTCGGTCGAGGACAGCGTGGGTGCCAGAGATACCCTCGTCGGCAAAAAACTCGGTCACATCACGGTTGTACTTTTCACGCACGAACTCACTGATCTGTTGCTTCTGCGTCTCAAGCGAGATACCAGACTTGACCTGCTCGTCAGTAGACACGCGCACGTATCCGTAAATGTTGTTGACCTGCTTTAATGGATTGCCGCTCATTTCACGCCTCCCTTGAATCCGTACTCGGACATCTCTTCGTGCAGCCGCTGCCAGTTGATGTCCAAAGGCATGCTGTTGTTGCTGCGGTCAGCGAACATTACCTGACCATCCTTAACCAGCTCTATGCCGTAGACCGCCTTTGGCATCCCATCATAGACGATGTCGATGCCGTGCTTCAGGCAAGTGCGCCGCACTCGGTTGTAAAAGACTTTCTTCGCTTGGGCACCTGCCCCTTGATCACTCATCACGTTCTCCTGTCAGTAAAATTGCATTCTAGGGTATAGCGTGTCGATATGCAAACATTTATTTCGGTGTACAGGGGTTTGCATATGGACACGGGATCTGGTAAACTGTTGGAAACCAACAACGGAGAACGTGATGAAATCCGAAATAAAAAACCCAACCACTCGCAAGGTACGCAATCGAGGCTTTCGGCCTATTAGCTACCACCACGATTCTGGCATCCACAACGGATGGATCTACAAGGTCGGCACAAAGTGGAACCACGCTAGGTTTCCTAGCCTCGGCAATGTGCGAATCAGCAAGGCTGATATGCGCTATGTTAGGGAGCTGTAATGACTATCAAATCAAAAAGAGGTTCAAACGTAACTCCCGAAGAGCACAAGCTGGTGATCAAGTTTGCCAAGCAGTGCCTGAAGGAAATCTGCAAGAAGCAGTATGAGCTTGAATATGCAGGCAAGCCTGTTGTCTACGCTGAAGCCTTGAAACGCCTGTCGGTGCAAACCAAGCACAAAGGGCAAAGAAGCTACGGTGGCCCTCAGCGTATCAGCATCGACATGCGATATCTTAGAAATCCGTCTTACAAGATGACAGAGTATTCGGCTTATGCTGCCGATCCAGTCATTGGCGAATTTGAAACCAATGATCCTGAACTGGTGCTGTTTGCAGTAGTCGCTCATGAGATCTCGCATCATGTGCAAATGCTGTATGGCCCTTGGACTCGCTATCTCAAGAAAACATACAGCAAGTCTCATGGAGAGGCCTTTAAGTCTATTTACCGAGAGCTTCGACGCACTTTGGTAAACCCGCAAATCGAATCAATAAAACAAGCCGCGTAAGCGGCAAGGAGAACGTGATGAAAGTTAAAGTGAACTGTACCTTAGAGATTGATAAGAAAATAATCGAAACCTATATCGACGACATGGGCGATCAAGAATCTATTAAAGAGTTCGTCGTTCGTTACATTGTGACCGGCGGGGTCATGTGCCTTGACGAAAGCATCAGAAATGCGATAGGCGAGCAGCACCAAACGTCAATCGTGAAGTGGGATCTTGGGAGGGGAGCAGAATGAGATATCACAGATTAGAAGCCGACAAGATCGAGAAGATTGACGGCCTGTCACGGCTCAAGCGAATGCTTGCAACTCACGACTGGTACTTCGACTACTCGGATGACCATCGGGTGTGGCAGCGCGGGGTGGATGAGCGCAAGGCGATCAAAGCCCTAGCCAAAGAGCTTGGTATGGAAGAAGTGTTTGAGGAGGCGTTTGACGCCGTAAAAAACAACAACCTTAAAAGTTTTTTGAAAACGCTATAATGTTTTACATGGAACAATCTGGGGGTTATATGAAACAAACACTAAAGCGTGAAGGCATAAGCCAAGACGAAATAACCGAAGCTGTATCGTCAAATTTTGATTATGACTTTAACGGCGTTTCTGAATGTCAGATACCATCTATGCCGCCGCACACTAAAGACTTCGGTATTGGGTTAATTGTCGGGCCTTCGGGTAGTGGTAAGTCAACTTTGCTTAAGCAGTATGGGTGTGAGAGACAGCACCAATGGGAGGACGATAAGGCTATAGTCTCTCACTTTTTTAATGCTGAAGACGCGCAAAATAAACTCTCAGCCGTGGGGCTAAACAGTGTTCCCGCTTGGTTTAGGCCATACGCAATATTGTCCACTGGAGAGAAATACAGGGCAGATTTAGCCAGAAGTTTGGGTGATGGCGCGGTGATAGACGAGTTTACCAGCGTGGTCGATAGGTCTGTTGCTAAATCTTGCTCTTCTGCTATTCATCGCTACATCAAAAAGCATAACTTAAAGTCCGTTGTCTTTGCGTCTTGCCACTACGACATAATTGACTGGCTCAGGCCAGACTGGGTTTTTGACACCTTGACGGGTGAATACCTCCCAAGGGGGAGTCTTCGGCAACCCACAATTGAATTGGAGCTGCTACCTTGTGGGCCAGAGGCGTGGACAACCTTCAGCCACCATCACTATCTCTCAGAAAACATCAATAAAAGTGCAAGACACTGGATTTGTCTCTGGGGATCAAATGTTGTTGGGTTTGCCTCAGCCATAAGTATGCCAAGCGGAACGCTTAAAAAAGCTTTTAGGGGCCATAGAACCGTTGTTTTGCCAGACTATCAAGGGTTGGGGCTGGGGGTTAGGATTAGTGATGCTGTTGGAGAAATACACTTGAGCGAAGGCAAAAGATACTTTAGCAAGACAACTCATCCTCGCATGGGCGCTTATCGCAACAAGTCTGACAAATGGAGAGCAACATCAAAAAACATGAAAGTTCGTGGTAATGCGGGAGGCAATAAAAACTTAAATTGGGACGTAAGAAAAGTTTTTTCTTACTCGCACGAATATTTAGGAGGCTAGATGGATAAGTATTTCTCATCGCTCGATATGGCTGCGCTAAGGATGCAGCTACCAGCCAATAGCAAAAAGGCCATGAAGTTATACCGCCATGTCCTGCATAATGAGCATGACGCTGGGCCAGAGGCTGGCTACATCATTAGGCTTTGGAAGCAGGAGCGCGGTATCGATGAAAAAGATTACAGTATTGATTGAGCTTGACGTAAAAAAGCTAAGCGATATCGACGCGCTTCAGGACATGATCGAAGAGGCTCTGGCTGAGGCTCTAGATCAGGACGAAGAGGTGTCGATCAAGGTTACGGCTGAGTTCGCTAAAGGACGACATCAACAGCACTCTTGACGGCCTCACGCTCTGGCTCTCCAAAAATGTCTTCGTAAAGGTACTTGCCACCTTGATACAGGGCAGGAATCATATTGATACGGTAATCCTCGGTCATCACGTTGCTTGGATCGGTAGCGTAATCAATAAACCGTCTAGCGGTCGGGGCCGCTGCTTCAACCGCTGGTTGCAATAGGCCAGCAATACCTTCCATCGCCTCTTGGCTCATTCCTTGTGCTAACTCGCTGCGTGGCTCGTAATTGAGCGCCTCAGCAACGCCTTCCCTGTATCGCTTGATCCTTTCGCCCTTACCCTCTCTGTCGCTATAGGGGTTGAGATACTCCAAAAGACCAACAAGACCTCCAGCAATTGGGCTGACTATTCCCGACGCTGCGTCCATAAAGACTTCAGCGCCAGCGGCTTCAGCAGCCAACTGAGCTGCGCGAGCGTCTTGCAT